AGATGCTTGGATTAATCACCCAGACCACACAATCACAAAAGCCTTGGTTGCAGAACGAGCTATATTCTTTGTTCTACTACCTTTCTTTCGCTTTACTGGTGATCCTGCTCTTAGAACAGTATCAGCTGATATTTCCAGAGATGAACAAATCCACGTTGCAACAAATAGTCTTGTATGTAGTGAGTTGGGTCTTGTTCCTAGCAATTCTTTGGACAAGCTTCGTAAAGCCACTATTAATTGGATAATGCAGCCATTAGGCAGTAACTCCGATAAATATTTGGACAAAAATTTTTGGCTGGATTCAAGCGACCGCTTAATGTATGATGGGAAAGCACCACAACTTTCTGAGACACAGGCGGCACGGATGCCAGCATTCTTTGAACATTCTAATGTCAATCTCCCTCAATACTCTTAAGCTACACAACGAACGTGTAGAAGAACTACTTAAAAAAGTAGAAGACAATTTTAAATGGCATCATGTCCATCCCAAAGAACCAATAGAATCAATCATGTACCGTGCTGGCCAAGCTAGTGTGGTAGAATATATTAAACAATTAATACAGGAAGACGAATAATGTGTTTAGGACCATTTGCACCTAAGATGCCACAGATGCCAGCTCCACAAAGACAGGCACCACCTCCATCACAGAAGGCAGCTGCACCACCAGAAGAGTATGTAGCACCTGAAGATATTAAAGATAAGGATGGTGAAGAAAAGATATCAACTAAAAGAAAAAAAGAATTAGAAATCGAAAAACAAAAGAAAGGCGTTAAAGAATTTGGATCGGTTGACCCTGAGAATTTACCTAATACACCTGAAGGTGGTGTAAATATACCAAAATAGGAGGTAAATTATGTGTATGGGATATGGTATGATTGCACGTACTAACCCTAGTGGTAACCCTATACCGGATCCACCACCAAAACCCGGTAAAGCACCCCCACCAGACAGAGTAAACAATCAAGAAGTAGAATCACAAACTAATCGACAAAGGTTATCAGATGAGGCACAAGCAGCTTACGATAAACAAGAACAACCAATAAATTGGAGAACTCGTCGTCCATCAAAAGATGATCCACAGCGAATTAGATACAACCGTTTAATGGGTAGTGGACCTACGAAAGGTAAACCCGGTAATAAGGTGATGCTTGATGACAATAAATATAATTTAAAACTAAATCCAGATGGATCAACTCCACTTGGCCATGGTAGAGAATACTATGACAACCTTGACAACTGGTACAGTAAGTCTGAATGGGATTCATTTTATGGAGACAATTCAACTGCAAACAATTCAGCTAATGATGATGGAGTTAACTTATAAAATAGGAGAAAAAAAATTATGTGTTTAGGAGGAGGTGGTATGATGCAACCACCAAAAAGACCTGCACCACCACCAAAACAACCCGGCCAGCCATCACCAGATGACTCGGTAAATAATCAACCGGTTCCGAATGCACAGAACAGAGCTAATCAAGAAGCTAAGAGAAATGAATTCGATCCGGACGTAAAAAGTAAACCAAGATACTAATGAAAGCACGTGATAGATACAATCAACTAACCGTAGGTAGAAGACAGTTCCTTGATACCGCAGTTGAATGTTCAAGATTAACGTTGCCATATTTAGTCCAAGATGATTTAACTTCACGACCAACTCATCAAAAATTATTCACACCGTGGCAGTCAGTAGGTAGTAAGTCAGTTGTTAATTTAGCAGCGAAACTTATGCTTGCATTGATACCACCACAAACAAGTTTCTTTAAACTACAAGTTAGAGATGATAAACTTGGTGAAGAATTCCCACGTGAAGTAAAAAGTGAATTAGATTTATCCTTTGCTAAGATGGAAAGGATGGTCATGGATTATGTTAATGCCTCTAGTGATAGAGTTGTAGTCCACCAAGCTTTGAAACATCTTATTGTTTCAGGTAATGCATTAATATTTATGGGCAAGGACGGTCTCAAAAACTATCCTCTTAACCGTTTCGTAGTTAATCGAGATGGAAACGGGAACGTATGTGAGATTGTCACAAAGGAACTAATAAGTCGCAAGATTCTAGGCATGGATCTACCAGAATCAGTACCAAACTCTCCCGGAGATGATGGTTATAAGACAGGATCCGATGATCAAGACGTAGAAGTGTACACTTACGTCCGACTCGACGATAACGGTCGATGGGTATGGCATCAAGAAGCATTCGATAAGATACTACCAAACAGTCGCAGTACTGCTCCAAAGAATACAAGTCCTTGGCTTGTGCTTAGGTTTAATACTGTAGACGGAGAAGACTACGGTCGAGGTAGAGTAGAGGAGTTCCTCGGTGATATTAGATCACTCGAAGGATTATCTCAAGCTATCGTAGAAGGGTCTGCAGCAGCAGCTAAAGTCGTCTTCCTTGTATCGCCATCCTCGACGACAAAACCAAAGACTATAGCCGATGCTGGTAACGGAGCAATCGTTCAGGGTAGACCTGATGATGTTGGTGTTATACAGGTAGGCAAAACTGCAGATTTTAGAACAGCTGCAGAACAAATGCAAACCTTAGAACGTAGGATAAGCGAAGCTTTCCTTGTACTACAGGTTAGGCAAAGCGAACGAACAACTGCGGAAGAGGTACGCCTCACGCAAATGGAATTAGAACAACAGCTAGGTGGACTATTTAGTTTACTTACAGTTGAGTTTCTAATACCATACCTCAACAGAACCTTACATATACTACAGCGTACTAACCAGATACCTAAACTTCCAAAAGATATAGTACGTCCACAGATAGTAGCTGGTGTAAATGCAATAGGTAGAGGACAAGACCAACAGTCTCTTGTTCAGTTTGCACAAACCCTTGCTCAAACTATGGGACCAGAGATCATGGCTAAGTACCTTGATCCCGGTGAGTATGTTAAACGACTCGCAGCAGCTCAAGGTATAGATGTACTTAACCTAGTTAAGACACCTGAGACTATGGCTCAAGAGTCACAACAGAAACAACAACAGATGCAACAGATGGAAATGCTGAAGCAAGCTGGTCAATTTGCTAACTCTCCAATGGCAGACCCAAGTAAAAATGAAGGCATGG